ATAATGGTAGCTTATTTTGTTGCTGAAATCAAACTAAAACAGGATCGCTATTTTTTACATTTTACATAAGAAGTGTAATATATTATTAAGTTTGCTGAAACGATCCATTCTTTTGAAACTGGAGCGGGTAGCCGGTAACGATCCGGTCTATTCAAGTTTGGAAGACTCGCGTGTATCCATAAACACCTTACCCGCTTGATGGAAGCTGAAGGAATCAAACCTTCGAGGTGCCGTCGCAGTTCAACTGAATCCACAGTCTAGGTCGGAATCGAACCGACATCCTCTTCATTTAGCCCCCAACTAATTTTTGGTGTTGCGTCATTCTTTTACTCCTACCTTTACCCCTATTCAAAGCCTTATAAGTCGGTGTTAATGAATGACAATTTGGGCAAAGAAGTGTTAGGTTTTCTGGAGAGTTGTTTCTACTGTCACCATCAATGTGTTCTACTTCAAGTGGGGATTTGCCAGTAACAGGATTAATTTCTCCCCACCCACAATTTGCACACCTGCAATCATACTTTTCAAACAGATACCGACGTATTCTACGGGAAACTAAATTACCTTTAGTTGTTTTTATCTCAACTCCAGACAACCAATCTTCGATAAATTTATCTTGAATATACTTTTGACTACAGGAGTGACTACAGTAACTCGACCTATTGTTTTTATTCTCGGCTCCACAACAAAGGCAGTTTAATCTTTCTCGCTTTCTTTTTGAGTTATTTGTTTTTGTCGAACAACTCCGGGAGCAATATTTATTTGGTGAGTTAGTAATTTCGACAGAACAACCAACACAGAAATTAGTTTGTCTATGAGACTCCTTAAAAAGTTTTTTGATTTCGCTCATCTTAATCCATTTCGAACCAAAGTCTGAGCACTGAAACCAAGAATCTTTTTGATATTATACTTCGAGGGAACCTCATTTGCACTCAAAAACTTTTGGACGATTTCTTCTATGGTCATACTTATTTTTACTCAAAAACGTCTAAAGCCGAAATTATACCACTTAACTTTAACTATAGGGGCGAAGGTTTGCTTGTCTCGTCAGACAACGTGTGACAGGGATCGAACCTGCTGCCAAGGATTTTTGCCCCCGGAAGTCACCAATGCTTCTCCACACACAACAAACCAAATCTAGATGCACCATGTAATGACGATTTCTCGCTCATCGGGGTGAGTAAAGGCTCGCTGGCCCGATTAAACATGCTTTCACTTACTAGCCAAGCATATATTAAATCTTCTTCAAGTTCAAGATCACTTCAGTTGGGTCTTCATCCCCAGTCTCGAACATTTTCCACATCAACATCAAATCTTCATAATTCAACTTAACCCAGTCTAAGACTTCTTCAACTTCACTGGGTTTTAACTTAACCATTTTTGGTGTAAGCACCGTAGGAGTTTTAGAGACAGACACAACAAAGCTATCGTTTGATGTCATCTTTCCTTTATTGTTAGAAACTTTGATTCGTGGCCCGCGTTGTCCGCCGACTTCTCCAAACCAGATTACAACTGGCAATCCGGTTCTCTTAGGATGTAGATTAGCCATCTCATCGAGAAACCCATAAACAATCTTGAGTTCTTCGTCCAGAAGCTTGACGGACTGTAATCCGTCTAGAAATTCTTTATCTACATTCATTTGGCGAGGCGAATCAAATCTTTCTCAATCTTCCGATTAACATTGCGATTGGTTCTTCCTTTCTTCCCTCGAAGACTTCCCACATTTCCATCAAAATTTCGTAGTTAATTTTTATCCAATCAAGAATATCGTCTACTGTGGATGCGCTTAGTTTGCAGGTTCTGGGGGTTAATACAACCGGATTCTTAGAGACAGATACAACAAAACTATCGTTTGCAGTCATCTTTCCTTTATTGTTAGAAACCTTTATTCTGGGGCCATGCTGTCCACCGACTTCTCCCATCCAAACAACATAGTCAAGTCCAGTTTCAGGTCTAGAGAATCGAGCCACTTCATCGAGAAACCCACAAACAATCTTGAGTTCTTCGTCTAATAGCTTAACAGACTGTAGGCTTTCTTGAAATTTCTTATCTACATCCATATCTTAAATTCTTTGTCCTGCCCGGTAGGATTGGCATCTGCCAATATCAAAAGTAAAATATTATTCGAACCTCAGTGTTAAATGCAATGCTTCACGACTCTACGGTTCGACTCTATAAATATATGGCGGGGCTGATAGGATTCGAACCTACATGCGTCCAATTACGGTTTCTACAGTTTAGAAGACTGAGCCGATACAACCCCAACAAAAGGAACTTAAAATGAATAACTGCTACCACTGCAACAAAGAAACCACAAACCCAAAATATTGCTCAAGATCGTGTGCTGCAAAAGAAAACAACAAAACACCGAAAAGAAAACTAACAAGAACTTGCTTAGAGTGTAGTGCACCTGTCTGGTCATACAGGCATACCCGATGCGAAACACACTTCTTAGAATACAAAGCCAGAGGACACAAAGACAAAACCATCGGCGAATACAGAAATCTTTTGTCGGTCAAAGGAAAGCACCCATCACGGGTCAACTCACACATAAGAAACTTTGCTAGAAGTTGGCTAAAACACTTAAGAGATAGTCCTTGTCGCAAATGCGGATACGATAAGCATGTAGAACTCGCACACATAAAGTCGGTTGCTAGCTTCCCAGACAGCGCACTTCTGTCTGAGGTGAATTCGGAAGAAAATGTTATACCACTGTGTCCAAATTGTCATTGGGAATTTGACAATTTGCCTCGCTATGTGATTGATTGATGTGCTTCCCACGCACGTTACCAGCATTAAAGCTTGGCGTCCTATAGGCTTCTAGACGAATCAATCAAATCAACATCTATTGTACTACAAGTTTTGCTTCAGGTCAACTACTTTAAAACTCAGGAAAAGGATTCCGCTTACTTTAACACTTAGTCCACGGTTCTGACTAAGTTCGAGATTCCTTTCTGGAATCAATATTCCCCATATGGCAGGGACTGCCCACAGTTTACTCGGAACTGCGACCCAGTAAGCACCCACCAACTAATAGTTGCCAAGTTGGCTTTATCTTACAGACTAGTAATATTATTCATTAAATGTTTGCTGAACTTTTCCTTTAAAATTCTAGGAGTATTAAGTCGCGGTAGAACCTAGCTTCACCTTTGACTTTGTTTCTGCCACAAGAAGAATTATCTCACACTCCCCATAACAAGTCAACAACTTTATTTTGAGTGGCAGGGATCGAACCTGCGACAACTCGCTAATGCGAGGACTCTACCAACTGAGCTACACCCAAACTTGAAACTGGTACTCCTGCGGGGAATCGAACCCCGGTTCCCTCATAGAAAGTGAGGTGTCCTAACCGCTAGACGACAGGAGCAAATTTTAATTTGTCAGGATGATTATCTACTTTTGGATTAATGAGGAAAAATCGAAAACCTCTGCCTGTATTTTATTTAGTTGCTGCAATCATCCTTCATTAGTCTGGTGGGTTTTGTAGGATTCAAACCTACGCCTCCAACCCTATTCAGGTTAGCGTAATCTCGCTTTACCAAAAACCCATATTAGTCTGGTGGGGGCAGAAGGATTCGAACCTTCGGCCTATCGGTTAAAAGCCGATTGCTCTACCGCTGAGCTATACCCCCAAAAACTTCATTTTTCTTCCTTCTTCCCAACCATCTGGTAAGGGATCAGTTTTCAAAATTCTTTTAGAAATCTTTAGCTGTTTAGAGTGAATCCATCTAGTCCCATACTGGGAATTCCCGGTTCCTAGTTGATGCTTTCTGCTGGAATCTCCAATTTTTCTTTTCGTCTCTTTGGTGTGAGACTTTCCTTTGAAAGTTCTGTAGCACTCTTTAGGGTCGCCGTACTTTTCTTTTGAATTGGCTTCTTTTGTTCTCTTAGCCTTTGCCGCAGCAGCATACATCAAATCTGGATTAATTTTTATCATTTCTGGCCAGATAGATAAGTTTTCAGAATTTCTGCCATTCTCTCTTCTTACTTCAATGTACTCTGCGCAATCTGATTTTGCGTTTATATGATCAAATCCACCAAAACCTCCAACTTTAAGGTTATAGGTATTTTCAAAAGCCAAGAATTCTTCGTTAACTATCTCTGCCTCTTTGGCATACATGGGTTCTGGAGAATCGAAGACATACAGAATTTCTTTCGAAAAATTCTCAATTCCAT